TCCTGACGACTATTACTCAATCACGCAGTCAAGTCGTGCGATTAACGTCGACTTCAACAGTGGCGGAGGTAACGGCACTATTGCTCAGGGTGAGACTGCCAGAATCGCTGGCATTCCTCTGTTCTCGAGCAATCATGTTGCTCAGCCCAACTACACACTGGTTGCTGGTGATGTCAACTCCGACTATGCCCAAAACTTGACCAAGTGTCGCGGCCTAATCTTCCACCGCGATGCTGTTGGCGTGGTCTCACTTCTGAGTCCGTCACTGCAGCTCACCGGGTCTGAGTATCGGGTGCAGTACCAATCTGATCTGATGGTCGCCCGTCAGTCTTTGGGCATGGGCGTGCTTCGTGCCGAGTGTGCCTGCCAGATCTCGACCAAGTGATTAACTTGTGATCGGCAAACGGTGAGGGAGGGGGGTCAGTTACCGCTGGCCCCTTTTTTTATGGTCCGTCAGAATGTGGTCACCGTCCCCGTAGATGTGGCATGGGCTCACAGGCACAGACAAAGTCGCAAGGGCGAACAACCTTGCTTGATGCAGTCAATATCTGCCTGGAGAACATCGGCGAGCAGGCTGTCGACACCCTGGACGACGAGCAGATTCAAGATGCTCGAACAGCGAAACGAACCCTGTTAGAGATTCACAAGGAAGGCCAAGCAAATGGCTGGTCCTGGAACACGGAATACTCATACCCATTCCTGCGCGACACCAAGGAAGGGACCATCAAAGTGCCTGAGGAGGTCGTTGGTTTTGAGGTCAATCGATACAAGTGGAATGGCCGCTTTCAGCTGCGCGGTGATCTGGTTTATGACCTGCTGAAGCGCACTTATCAGATTGATGAGTCGATCACGCAGATCGAAGCTGATGTCACCTGGCTGCTGCCGTGGGACAAGGTGCCTGAACCATTCAACCGATGGGTAACTATCAGAGCAGCGCGGATCTTTTCTGATCGCGCCTTGGGGTCAGAGGCGCTGTTCAAATACACACTCAATGACGAGAGGGACGCCCAGGCGGTGCTCGAGCGCATGGAGCTCGAGCAAGAGCAAGCGAACATGCTCACTGGAGCGTATGCCTTCCCGACTTATCAGCCGAACGCCGGGCTGATGAACCGTCGCGTTGCTAACGGATACAGCATCTTCTGATGAAAAATGTAGCTGTCACGATCCCCAATCTCATTCAGGGAGTTTCACTTCAGCCGGATTCGCAGAGGGATCCGAGCCAGGGTGAAATTCAAATCAACGGCGTGTCGTCAATTGCGGAAGGCCTGCGCAAACGCGACAGCAGCAGATCACTGGCGAAAGTCAGCTCAACACCGTTTGGTGATGCTTTTTTTCACACCATTCAAAGGGACAAAGAAGAGGAGTACATCGCTGTAATTACTAAAAGCAGAATCCAGGTTTTTGATCTTGATGGTGCTGAGCAAACGGTTGAAGCGGACACAGACGCATACGACTACTTGAAGAGCGTCACAAATGCGCGGCAGCAGGTTCGAGCCGTGACCATTGCGGATTACACATTCATCTCCAACACGCTGACCCAAACAGCGATGGATACAAAGACTGCGCCTGAGGTCGCCAGGCCAAAGCCGCATGAGTGTCTCGTTTGGGTCAAGCAAGCCGTTTATGGCAACGAGTACAAGCTCCAGGTGAATGGCAGCAGTCCAATTTCAGTCAAAACACCTGTAGCTGCGGTCAAGGTTCAAGGCGACTCAGTCACTGAATATCGGATTTCGTCGGAGGAGATTGCAGAGGAGCTGATGGCTGGAGTGCCAAGCGGCGTTGAAAAGTCTCGAGTTGGTTCTGTTATCTGGCTGCGATCTGACAACCCGATCACCGTTGCGGCCACCGATGCCAAGGCAAACGCCACGTTGACAGCAATCCTCAATTCAGTTCAGGTCTTTACTGAGCTGCCGACGATTGCTCCTAAGGGGTATCAAATTCAAGTTTCTGGTGACCCCGGCACGAATTTTGACGATTACTACGTTGAATTTGAGCCTCGCAGCGGAGAATTTGGCGAGGGTGCATGGGCTGAAACACTTGCGCCAGGGACTGAGTATCAGCTTGACGCTGACACGATGCCGCATGTCTTGATCCGCAAGACTGACGGCAAGTTCTGGTTTGGGTCAGTGAACGGCCAAACCGTAAGCAATATCCCTGACGGTGTTCCTTCGTGGGGCAAGCGTGTTGCTGGCGATATTGATACATCACCTGATCCTTCGTTCATTGGCTATGCGATTAACGACATCTTCATATACAAGAATCGCCTCGGATTCCTGGCTGACGAAAATGTTGTGCTCTCAAGGGTTCGAGCGTTTTTTGAGTTCTTCCCCGAGACGGTTACAACCGTTCTTGACACTGACCCTATTGATGTTGTGGCTAGCAACAACAAGGTCTCAATCCTCAGGTACGCAGTCCCATATCAAGATGAGTTGATCCTTTGGTCGGCTCAGATCCAGTTTCGGTTCAATTCAGCAGAAACAACGCTGACCCCTGCAACAGCGCAGATCACGTCGCTGACTCAGTTTGATGTTGATATTGACGTGAGGCCTCAGCAGGCAGGTGGCGGCATCTTCTTCATGCAGGCCAATGGCCAGTGGTCGCAAATGCGTGAGTTTGCTGTTCGAGGAGCTGGCACTGCATTGACTGCAGATGCTGCTGATCTGACCGGCTACATCAGCTCGTATATCCCAGACGAGTGCTTCAAGATGACGGTGAATGACACCGGCAATGCAGCATTTCTGATTAGCGGCAAAGACACCTCGAGCATGATGCTCGGGGCTGATTACAGGAAACGCATTTATGCCTACAAATGGTTCCTGCGAAATACTGGCGAAGGTGCGCAGCGAGCGCAAAATAGTTGGTCTTATTGGGAATTTGGTGCTGACGAAATCCTGCAGATCACTTGCATTAGAGAGGTTCTTTATTGCTTGATGCGTTACGGCCAAGAGGTCTATCTCGAGAAGATCTCAGTGCTGGATCGCGCTGAAGAGGCCGTTAATGGAGCGCCTTACCCAATGCTGCTGGATCGTCTGGTCAGCACAACGACAGCAACTCCTTCTGCATTGAGGATGGCTAAAGGCACGTATGACAAGCAAAAAAATCAGACCACATTCACGCTGCCTTTCACGGCAACAAATGAGGTGCAGGTTTGGTCGGCTTACAACCTGTTTGGTCCTGGCAAGCCTGGCCCTGTGCTTTTGGGGTCCACTTCTTCAGGAACAGAAGTCAAGGCTCAAGGTGATTGGTCAGCCGAGCACGTTTGGGCAGGTGAAAAATACGAATTCAAGTACAGGTTCAGTCGTTTCAAGCTGATGAACGAGATCGGCGGCGGCAAGGCAACTCGCAGTGTTGTTCGCACGCAAGTGCGTCAGGCCAAACTGTCGTATCACGAATCTGGATTCTTCCAGGCCAAAGTCACTCCAGAGAATAGAAAGCCAGGGCTATACACCTATGACGGTGCTGTGCTGGCTGTTCGTAATTCAACTGTTGGCAATCCACCTAAAAACCAAGGGACGGACACATACCTTGCTTACACAGGCGTATTCAACATTCCGATCATGGGTCGCGGTGAGCGTGTCTTGGTTGAGCTGTTGAATGACAGCCCGCATCCTTCGAAGTTTTCCACCGTCGAGTGGATTGGCGGGGTCACAACTCTCTCAGGAGCGTCTTGATGCAGTGGGTTTATGAGCCAAGTGTTGATCACGTCTTGGATGTGGCCGAAAATATCAGAGAGGCTGATGAGCTCGAGGTGCATCTCAGTCACCAGATGGCCGGGCGCGAGGCCGTCATTGAAAGCTGGGCCTACTCAGACATCGTCCGTGGAATGATCACCGATGACGGGGTGGCCTGTGGTCTCTGCGGCGTCGTAGGGCAGCGAATCTGGATGCTTGGAACTGACCGGCTGACAGAGAGTCGTCGAGCACGCTGGCAATTATGCGTGGAGGGCCGAAAATGGGTGGACGAAACCATCAAGGAATTGAACGCCCCTCTGTTCAATCAGGTCTACTCCAAGAACACCGAGAGCATTAAATGGCTCAAATATCTTGGCTTTACGGTTGAACGGCCAAGACCCATTGGCCCGTCCGCCGCATTGTTCTGTGATTTCTGGAGGTCTAACTGATGGTTGTTATCGCTCCGTGGATGCTGGCAGCTGGCCAGTTTGGTCTCTCGCTTTTTCAAGGTCAGCAGCAGCAGCGTGCCAAGCAACAGGATTGGATCAATCAGGTTGCACTGCAAAAAGCCAGTGATGAATTTGCAGGGTGGACTGCAAGCAACCAAGCCCGCACTCAGGACTTAAACAACAGCTATCGCTACTGGCAGGAGAAAGTTAATTACGGGCAGGATCTGGCTTACACAAGCCAGATGCGCAACTTCGAGTTGAGCAAAGCAATCAATCAGGCAAAGGTTGTTGCTCGAACACGGTCATCAGCGATGGCCGACTTTGCGCAAAACTCTCAGGCATTGGCTGATGCGTTTTCGCAGCAAGCGATGGCCGATGCCATCTCAGTGATGCAATACAAGCAGCAAGCACTGAGACAACAGGCATCGGTATCGGCAACGATGCAGGAGGGCAAAACCGTTGATCGATACATCAACGACTATGCCCGCCAGGTGGGCGACATGGAGACAATGCGGCAGCTAAATCAAGGCTTTCGTGAGCGGCAATTCACGCGAGAACAGGCAGGTCAGATCGCGACTTTTCTGAACAGATACAACAGCCAACAGCTCTACGAAAGACAGGAAATCATGGATCCAATTTCGCCGTTCCCGCCCTTGGCAACGCTGGTCAATCCAGCTGGGCCGTCGTTCACCGGAGCGCGGCCAAGTGCAACCACAGGTTTTATCAGCTCTGCCATTAACGCAACAACCGCTGGGCTCAACACCTACGGCGCGGCGAAGGCGTGGACTTACTCCGGCAACAAAGGGAGCGACGACTAATGGCAGCACCGCAACGGCTACAGAGCGCAAACATCAGCCCGTCAGCAAGGCCGGTCGATACTTTCCTGCAATACGACGCCAACCCTGCTCCGGCTCAGCCGGCGCAGTTGGCAAAGCTGCCACAAGTCAAAGGCATCCAGTCTTTTCAGCGTGGCGGCAGGCGTGATGTCCAAGGCGTCAATCCGTTTGAAGAGTTAGCCACGGCCCTGGCGCCGCTCTCGAAGTTGTATGACGCAGGCGTGGAGATGTATGCGTCTGACCAATACAGGCAGGGGCAGAACGAAATCCTGCGGGCAGCCAGTAATGTCAATCGCGACACAATCATCAAAGGTCTTCAATACACAGAAGACAACCGGCAGCTAAGTCGCGAAAACCCTGTTGCCGGGGTGTTGATGGATCAAGCGAATCCATTCCGCCAGGCAGGTCGTGTCAATCAAGCAAGCCAATGGGTTGGAGGCCTGACTCCGCAGCTGTTTAAGGCTGAATGGGTCAAGAAAGGCGGTGACCTTTCAAAGCTCGATCCTTCTGATCCTGCTGTCCTTCAGGTCAAGGCAGATGTGACTGGGCGCATCGCTGGATACTTCGGTCTGGATGAGTTCAGCCCAGGGTTTCAGCAATACGTCATTCCTCAGATCAATAGAAGCAGTGACTGGTTCACTGACCAGCAAATTGCTGGGCACACGAAATATCAAAAGACTGTTGGCGTCAAGCAGGCATCGGATCAGATGACTTCGATGTTGTTTGATCCAAGGACAACACCTGAGTCTTGGAACTCAATGTTGCTGCAGTTTGGCTCGCAATTCGGCATCACAGGTGAGCCGCAGGAAATGGTGAAAGAAGCCATTTTGCGCTCAGCCGGCGAGCTGATCACTATTTCCGGTGATCTCAGCAATCCCGGTCGGCAGCAGGCCCTGGCAGCGCTCGAGGTGCTGAAAAACCTGCCAAGCGGTGTGCAGGATGCCAATGGCATAGACATCCCGGTTGGTCGGATGTATGGCCCCGACATCCTTTCAGAAGCAGCTGATGTCACCCGTGATCTGAAGACCCTCCGCGAGGGCCGTGTCGCCATTGCAGAGGAAGCTCTGCAGGACGACCTAGACCTCAATACCGATGTGACGATGAGCCCTCAGGAAATTGCTAGGCAATTTCAAATTTATAGAGCCAAACCTGAGTACGACGATTTAAGCGATGCAGAGCTTTGGAATGCAATTTCCGGTCGCAGTGACGCTGCTCAGGAATATCAAGAGGCAATGTTCGACCAGGACGCTGTTGAAGACTTCTTCCTCGAGCAAGAATTTGCACTTGGCTCGGACTGGGATGAGGCTGCAGCCGGCAGGAGATTCCGTGAGCTGATTGATGGTGCGCCGAGAACGCTGCAAAAGGAGCTGCAAAATCGCTGGCGGGCGCTGCGCAATCAAAAGCAAACCGACACCGGCGGTGAGATTGATAGCACCGTGATGAGAGACAGCCTGAAAAACTCAACCTCTGCGATCCTCAACACGATCCTGCCGGAAGGCGGCATCGGGATGATCAAGGCGGCGAAAGCCGCCGGCATTCCACTAATGACCTGGATACAGAAGTTTGAGCCAGCCAAATTCGAGGCAATACAGAAAATCAGAAACGAGCTGCAAAAAAGAGCAGCAAACAGGATTCGTCAGGAAACGGCAGAAAAGAAACGCAAATTGCGGCCAGAAGAGCAAAGCCAAATCTTCACCGATGTGATGACAGAGGTGCTGGGTGACGAGAAGTTGATGAAGTCGTTCTCCCCTATGTCGGCCTCAGAAACTCAAACTCAATCAAGGGGTGGGCCTGATCGCAGCGGAACCCAAACGACAGAGGAAAAGCCGGAACCTCCTACTTACTACAACACCAGCCAGGCAGTGCCTGAAGAGGTAGTGCGATCCGGCAAGCCGATCTACAAGCCAAGCGACACGATGGGTCTATTGCTATCAGCCGCAAACGGCAAGCCACTGCCAGGCAATGTCAAACGTGCTGCTCGAGCGGCTGGCATGACGACTGGCCAGTTTTTGCTCAAGCAGGCACAGATGCTTGGCATCTCAATCCCTCCCCCAATGCGTGAGAAGGTCGAGCGTGTTGCGCGTGTGGAGCAGGGTGTCAGCGATTCAATTGCCTCTGCAGCACCGCGATCCAATGATCCGCTGTCGTATGCGTCAAACGCAGTATTCAACATCCTGTCGGGCACAGCACCAGCAGTTGCAGTAACTCGCCGCCCATCAGTTCCCACTGCTGCGCTTGGTGCTCCGGCAGCGTTGAGCAGCTTCAGTCCGCAGGTGTCGTCAATCACTTACGACACGGGCCAGCCAGGCATTGACGTGTTCTTTGAAAACAAGCAATTCCCTGCTGTCCTGAGTGGTCGAGTGAAAGAAGTCGGCTTCCAGGGCGGCGTTGACTCTGGCTATGGCCATTTCCTTGTCATTGAAAGCATTGACCCGGCGACTGGCGCTCCGGTTGATGTGATTTATGGCCATCTCGCCAGTGGTTCAACTCTGAGCCCAGGCCAGCGAATCGAGGCAGGTCAAATCATTGGCCGCCAGGGAGGGACTGGCCGCGTCCGTTCAGCTGACGGAACGATTGCGTCAATCGACTTCTTGGCCCCGGCACCAGCTGGGAGCAAAAGCATGACGCCCTACAGCAACTACGAACAGTTGCGTCGCTCTATCGCCCAACAACTTCGGAACTGACCATGCCTTTTGAACTGAACTCAGCCACTGGCCAGTGGGAGTGGGTGGGCGAGCAGCCTGATGACGAAGCGCCCGTGGCTGTAGCTGAGCCACCTGCAGCACCAGCCGAACCTGTCGCTGACAATCGGCCACCAGCGCCAGAGGCAGAGCGTGAGAATCGGCCTTGGTGGGAATCCTTGGTTGGTCGTTACAACCCGCTGGCCGGTGGTATCGACAACCTCAAGAACGACATTGAGTTTGAGGTCAAGCAATTCTCGGATCCGCAGACCGCTCTTCCGCGGCTGACGAGCCTGATGATTCAGAACACGACCAAGCCGCTGGGCCTGGGCAATGTTCTGCCAGGCAGCACTGCACTTGGCGACACGGTTTCGCTGGGCGCTGCCAAGGCGTCGACGAACATCCAGAAGAACCTGCTTGATATAACCGGCCAGCTGACCCCGGAGCGGGAAGGCAAAGCTGATGAGCTGCTGGATGCGGCGTACCGGGCCAATGGTTTCAGGCCGCCGTCAGAGATGACAGATGACGAGTTGATGGGTGATGACGCCCGCGCCTCGCTTGTGCTCAACGCTGGTCTTGCTGTTTTGACCATGGGCGGATCGCAGGCGCTCCAGGCCACTGGCCTGGCGCAAAGATTTCCGTTTTTGGCTCGAGGACTTCGGGCGTTTGATGCCTCAAAAGGCAAAACATTCACTGGAAAGGCGGGGCGGTTTGCTGCCAGCCAATTGGTTGATGAAATTCCAAGCACCTATCTGGACGACAACACTGGCGGCAGTTTTGCGTCACTGCTCTATTTCCTCGGCGTAGACCCTGAGGTGGTTCAGCAGATTGAGCCGGTCAAGCCTGGCATGAGCCGAACCGAGGCCTCAAACGCTGCGCTGCTCCCGAACTTCCTTGGCGCTCTCAGTTTTGGTGGCGGCATTTATGGCTTAGCCAAAGCGCTGCCTGCCACCCAGCGTGCGGTTACTTCCACCTGGGAGAAGGCACGACGGCAGAAAGCAAGAACTGCTCAGGTAGAGGCAGGCGAAGTCGTTGATCCAGCGCAGGGTGAACCCAGTTTCAACATGGCTGATTACGAGGCTGATCTTCAGCAACGTGCTGCCAATGAAGGGAAGCTCGAGTCAGACGCGCTCGAGGAGGTGATTGAAGGCACCACTGATTCAGAGCAGCTCGATGAAATCATTGCTCGCCAAGAAGCGGGCGAGAACACTGTCGACATCGTCGAAGAAATCACTGCCCGCGAAAGCAGTGTGCCCGTCCAGGGCGACGTGTCGCTCGAGTCGGCTGCTGCACCACGCAGCAATCTTGCTGGTCAGGATGTTCCGATTGAGCAGCGTTTCAGCTCTGTCTCTGTCGGCGCCTTGCGATCACTGGCAGCAAACAGCCCGGACCTGGCAGCACGCATTACTCAGCAGACAGGTCGCCCCCTTGAGGCATTGGATAAGACCGATGTGTTCGAGGGCATCAAGTCGCTTGAAGCTGATGGCGTCACCGTTATGCCCAGTCGGCTGATGGGTCAGCCAACGCTGCGTGTTGATCAAATTGAAGTTGATCCGAAGCGTTTTCAGTTCAAGCAAGGTGTTGACGCCGATGGTCAGCAGAAAGGCAACTCGCTGAGCGGCGTAAGTGCTTGGAACGAAGGCGCAGAGGGATCTATTCAGGTCTGGGAAGACTTGAAAGATGGCAAGACCTACGTGGTCAATGGCCATAACCGATTGGCAAAGGCCAAGTCGCTTGGCATCCCCTCGCTCAAGGTGGAGTTCATCAATGCTGCCGATGAAGTAGATGCCCGAGCTCAAGGTGCGTTGAACAACATCGCCCAGGGCGGCGGGACCATGTTTGATGCTGCCAAGTTCATGCGGGATGCAGGCATTAAAGATCCGCAAGATCTGGAAGCCCTTGGAGTTCCGCTGAAGTCCGGTCTGGCTGCTCAAGGCATGGCCCTGGCAAAGCTGCCGGACAACATTTTCCAGGCTGCTGTTGACGGTCGAATTAGCCCTGTCAAAGCCCAGGCGCTTGGTAACAGTGGCCTCGATGAGCCCGGAATTCAGGCCGCATATCAGGCGTTGCTTGATAGCGATATGAGCGACAGCACCTTTTTTGAAATGCTGCAGATGGTCAAGTCGGCTGGCGTGAAGCAGGCTGATCAAGTCGATCTGTTCGGCAACACCGAAACCTTCAGCCTGATGAAGCAAAAGGCTGAACTGGCTGGTCGCGTCCGTGGAGATCTGGTCAAGGACAAGAACTTGATGAAGCGCACTGCAGCAAATGCAAAGCGACTCACGGAAGCTGGCAACGAGATCGACAAGGCTGGCACTGCATCACTGGCAGACGACACCGAGGCACTGCTTGCCAAGTTCGATGCCGATAAATACATGGAGACACCTCTCAGCAAGAAGCTGAATGAGGGTGCTGCACAGATGGCTGAAGGCGGCAAAACAAAGGTGATCGCTGATCGCATCCGTCGTGAACTGATTGAAGAGGCTGAGGGCCTTCCGGCACCAGAGCGTGCTGCTGAGCCGGAACCCCCTGCTCCCGAGCCGGCCAGGAAAGAGAAGGTGCGGAAGATCATCAAGACTGCTGCTAAAAATGGCGATGTCAGGCCACCTTCATCGCCACTGCCTGAGACACCAGCTGTTCCTGAGATTGATCGGACCCAGCGGACTGATGTTCAGCTGCTCGATGCTCTCGACAAGGAGTTCCAGCTCAAAGAGCAGTACGACGCTGTTGATGATGCGATAACAGCAGACAAGCTCGA